GATAAATTGATGGGTAATTGTTGAATGAGCAATCCTTGATAAAAATGTGATAATGATATTGTCGAATGATTCGATATTCATATATTAATCTCCTGAAAGAAGTCTAGCTATTGCAGCTAGGCTTTTGTATTATAGTTAGTTGGGTGATTTTTATATGATTGAATACTTAAAAACATTTTTGGAGGCTTTGAGTATGAAGCCAAAAACTAAATTTGTTGGAGTTGTTTTTGGAATAGTGCTTTTATGCTTAAAACCATTTTTAATTCAATATAATATGAACTGGTTTTACAATAAGTTTTCTTGGATTATTATTTTAATTACTTTATTTTTTGCAGCCTCATTAACAATAGAAGTAATAATTGAAGTATGCGAATGGAGTAAAAACAAATATAACAGATGGAAAGCTGAAAGAGATTACGAAAAATATATTTTAGGTTTGTCTGATAAAAAGTTGGCAATTGTAAAGAAATTTTACGCTAATGAATATCACCAAGGATATTTAAGAGAAAATGATACTAATGTTATTGAATTAGTTAATATGGATGTAATTATGGAACTTAATAATGAAATTATAGTAAGAGAAAGCCAAGTCGAGGATATAAATGATCCGGAATTTCTTTTTGTATTACATCCTTCGGCTTTACAAGTTATAGAAAAGAATTCAAAAAAATTTAATTAGTTTAGCTTAACAGCTGGTTTTTTTATTTTTAAGGAGGTGAGTAGCATTACTCAAAAATTAACACAGAAGCAACAACGATTTGTCGATGAGTACATTATTTCGGGTAATGCTACTCAAGCTGCGATTAAAGCTGGATATTCTAAGAAAACGGCTAAGCGAATAGCTACTGAAAACTTGTCAAAACCTGTCATTAAAGCTGCTATCGAAAAACGCAATGCTGAAATTAAGTCCGAAAAGACTGCTGATATGACCGAAGTGATGGAATATCTTTCTTCGGTTATGCGTGGTGAGCAAACAGAATCGGTTGCTACTGCTAAAGGTGTTTATGAAGATGTTGAAGTGTCAGCAAAAGATCGTATTAAAGCGGCGGAATTAATCGGTAAGCGACACGGCGCTTGGACTGATAAAAAGGTTATTTCTGGTGATGTTCAGATTGATGTGGGAATGGGGGATTATGATGACGAAGATTAATCTTAATTTCCCCAAACCTGCTAATGTATTTAATAAACAAATTTACGATAACCTTTTCGATTATTCTCATTTCATCGAAGTCTGGTACGGAGGAGCAAGCTCTGGTAAGTCTCATGGTGTGGTGCAGAAGGTGGTACTTAAATCACTCAAACACTGGAAACATCCCCGTAAAGTGCTATGGCTTCGGAAAGTTGATCGAACAATTCAAGAATCCATCTTTGCTGATGTAATTGATTGTTTATCTAACTGGCAACTTCTTCCGTTATGTAGAGTTAATAAATCAAACCGTACTATTCATTTACCGAATGGTGCGGTTTTTCTATTTAAAGGAATGGATGATCCGGAAAAAATTAAATCAATTAAAGGATTATCTGATGTTGTCATGGAGGAAGCGTCTGAGTTTAATCAAGATGATTTTACGCAGCTTACTCTTCGTCTACGTGAACCTAAGCATAAGAAACGACAATTGTTCTGTATGTTTAATCCGGTTAGTAAGTTGAACTGGACCTACAAGCAATGGTTTGATCCGAAAGCAAAGGTTAATCCGGAACGAGTATCAATTCATCAATCAACTTACAATGATAATCACTTCTTGGACGCTGATAACATTGCAACGATTGAGAACTTAAAACAAACTAACCCAGCCTACTATAAAATTTATACGCTAGGCGAGTTTGCTACATTGGATAAACTGGTCTTTCCAACCTTTACTAAACGTCGATTATATCCGGAAGAACCACAACTCCGTGATTTACCTGATTTGTTTGGCTTGGACTTTGGTTATAGCAATGATCCTTCTGCCTTTACTCATTCCAAGATTGACATGAAAAATAAACGTTTCTATGTTCTGGAAGAGTATGTCAAAAAAGGAATGCTCAATAATGAAATAGCCAATGTAATTAAACAAATGGGTTATACCAAAGAAGTTATTACGGCTGATGCTGCAGAACCAAAGTCAATTGCTGAATTAAAGCGTGATGGGATATATCGTATTCGGCCAGCAAAGAAAGGGCCGGACTCAATTATTCAGGGTATTCAATTTTTACAGCAATTTGAATGGATTGTTGATGATCGTTGTGTCAAAACAATTGAAGAATTGGAAAACTATACATATAAGAAAGACCGTAAGACTGGTGAATATATCAATGAACCTGTTGATGCTTATAATCACTGCATTGATAGTTTGAGATATGGAAGTTCTGAATATAACGGAATGGCTAGTCCAAAGGCAACTGTAATGAAAAATATTTACATTTGAGGTGGTGATTGAATGTCAGAAATTAAAGGGCAAGTAGTTGAAGGAAACGTGTTTATCTATCCTAAAGACGATGAAATGACAATGCCAGACTTGCTTAAATTTATTAGTAAGAATAAAAGCTTGGCAGAAGAATATAAGCATAACCTTGAAATGAATAAAGGTAATCATGATATATTAACCAAGCAACCACAACAGATTGGACCAGATAATAAGTTGGTGGTCAACCTGCCACACTATATTGTTGATACGTACAATGGTTTCTTTGCGGGTATTCCGCCTAAGGTAACACTGGATGATAAAGAAACTAATAGCTTATTGCAAGAATGGAACGATGAGAATTCATTACAAGATAAATTAAGTGAGATTAGTAAGCAAGCGGACATCTTCGGACGGTCACTTGCTTTTGTTTATCAGGATGAAGATAGTCAAACACGGATTGCTTATTCATCTCCAGTGGATTCTTTCATGGTTTACGATGATACGGTATCACGACAACCGATGGCTTTTGTTCGCTATTGGAAGAATACAAATAGTGTTCAAGTCGGAATGGTTTACTACAGTGATAAGACCATTTCTTTTGAAGGCAGTAAGTTTGTAGATGAGACAACTAATCCTTATGGTTTAGTACCGGCCGTTGAGTTTTACGGTAACGAAGAAAGACAAGGTGTTTTTGATAATGTTAAAACGCTGATTGATGAGTTAGACCGGGTATTATCGCAAAAAGATAATCAGGTTGAGTATTTTGATAATGCTTATTTGAAGATACTAGGAGTAGACCTAGATCAGGATGGCGACGGTAAACCAGATGCGGATTTAATTGGTAACCAGATGATTTATAGTCCGGATGCTGATGCTACTAATGCAACTGTTGACTTTATCAGTAAGCCTGATGGAGATAACATGCAAGAACACATTATTGATCGTCTAGTCTCAATGATTTATCAGATAAGCATGGTGGCTAATCTTAACGATGAGGCCTTTGCCGGCAATAGTTCTGGTGTTGCTCTGCAATATAAACTCTTGCCAATGCGGAATATGGCCTCGAATAAAGAACGTAAATTTCGACAAGCTTTGCGGCGTTTATACCGAATTGTGTTTAGTGTCGGTCAAGTATTGCCTGAGGTACATTCAGAGGACTGGAGAGAGCTTAAATTTACTTTCAAGAGGAATTTACCAGATGACATTTCAAACGATGCAGACATCGCTCAGAAGTTACAGGGGATGGTATCAAAAGAAACACTATTGTCTATTTTGCCATTTGTTGACGATCCTCAAGAGGAAAATATGGCCCTGCCGCATTAGACCAAGATAAGCCGGACGGTGATGAAGATGGCGATGCCGAATAGTGATTACTGGAAGAAACGAGAAGATGAAGAGCGAAAGTGGCAAAAGAAAAATATTGCTAGTGATGAAGCTTTTAATCGTTTAATTGAAAGATACTATAATCAGGCTATCTCACAAATCAATAAAGAAATTGATCATCAGTATCAATCTCTCGCTAAGTCTGTGGGTGGTCTTCGTAATGCTTATTCTACCGTTGACATGACTGATATTGCAGATTATGAAACCGAAGCACAAAAGGTGGTCATGCAAGCTGCACAAATGAGAGCGCAAGGCAAAAAGGTTACTTATAGTTCGTTTGGTGATGATGTAAATCGTCGAATGAAGGTGTACAATGCAACGATGAGAATTAACCGCTTGGAATATCTAAAAAGCCAAGTTGGTTTACACCTTACAGAAGCTAACATGAATATCGAAAATGCCACTCGATTGAAGTTAACCGACAGCTATATCAATGAGGTTAAACGGCAAAGCGGTATTCTTGGACGTAATCTTAAATTTAATAATGCTTTGATTGAAGATACTAACATTGCCAAGATTGTCATGGCTCAAACTGCTGGAGCAAACTGGAGTCAACGCCTATGGCTTAATCAAGACGCATTAAAAGCTC